AATGCTGTAAATAGTAAGCTTAAAGATTCTAAGGGTAAGAGATATATTTATGTTTCAAAATCTTGCAAAACAATGATAAAAGGATTACAAAGACAGATATACAAGGAAAACACAAATATTCCTGATAAGGAACAAGGTTTTGACCATATGAATGATGCTTTAGGTTATTTAATAGATTACATTAAACCACTAACAAGTAATATTCCATATTCACAACCGACAAGATGGGCAATTAAGTAATGGCATATTCAAGAGATACTGCAATAGATGTACATAAAGATTATAAAGAAAATGTTTCTAACTGGGAATATTATATACGATCTTATAATGGTGGATATGATTATACTCTTGGTCAATACTTAAATAGATACAATCTTGAATTAGATAATGAGTTTAATCAAAGACTTGCTAACACACCTTGTGATAATCATTGTAGAAACGTAATACAAATCTATTCATCTTTTTTATTTAGAGTTAAACCATCAAGAGATTTTGGTTCAATGTCTGATGAACAAAGTTTAGACACATTCCTACGAGACGCAGATTTAGATGGTAATAATTTTAACAACGTAATCAAACAAGCACAAAACTATTCTTCTATTTATGGTCATTGTTTTATGATTTTAGATAAACCGAATCTAACATTAGGAACAAGAGCAGAAGAATTACAACAAGACGTAAGACCTTATGTATCAATCGTAACACCTGAAAATGTTTTAGATTGGAATTTTAAAAGAGAACCAAATGGTAAATATGTTTTAGACTATTTAAAAGTTAGAGAAGAAGTAGATAAAGATGGTGGAACATATATGAGGGTTTGGTATCCTGATCGTATAGATACTATTTATATGGCAGATAGAGAAGAACCCACAGTAATAGATACTGCCGATAATCTGATTGGCAAAATACCAGCAGTTATTTTATACAATTCCAAATCTCACAAAAAAGGGATTGGTCAATCAGACCTAACAGATATAGCAGATTTACAAAAAGCTATTTACAATGAGTATTCAGAAATAGAACAATTAATTAGATTATCAAACCACCCATCATTAGTTAAGACTCCAAGTGTTAATGCAAGTGCTGGTGCTGGTGCAATAATAGAAATGCCTGAAGAAATAGAACCAAACTTAAAACCTTATTTACTTCAACCTAATGGTTCTAACTTGAACTCTATTATGCAATCTATTGACAGCAAAGTTAATTCAATAAATAGAATAGCCCATATTGGTGCAGTAAGAACTACAAAGACACAAGTAAGTTCAGGTATAGCTTTACAAACAGAATTTGAATTACTTAATGCTAGACTATCTGAAAAAGCAGATAACTTAGAATTAGCAGAAGAACAAATATTTAGATTATACGCACAGTTCCAAAATGTTAATTTTGATGGAGAGATTAATTACCCTGACTCATTTAACATTAGAGATTATGCTAGTGATCTTATGTTCTTCCAACAAGCTAAATCATCAGGAGTTGAGTCAGCTACACTAACTAAAGAGATTGATAAAGAGATAGCAAGAGCAGTAGTTGATAATGATGAGAAGCTAAATGAAATCTTTGAAGAAATAGATACTAAACCTGAGGTCGGTTCTTTCACACAAGATGAACCACAGCAAGAAGATCAAGAAGTAGAAGAAGAAGAAATTTAATGAATGTCAGATATAGTTCAAAAATCTACCGAGTATCGTATTAAGCAAATAGAACTTGCAGAAGCAAAGTATTATAAAACACTTACATCAACATTAGACAGAATAGAACGAGAAGTAGTATCATTAGCCAATAGAGATTTACCTACATCAAATGGTAAGCTTATAGAACTACAATCGGCAGTAGCTATCAGACCTAAAATAAAACAAATCATAGATGCTGAATATTTACCTTTTGCAGATCAAGTTGTTAGAGAGGGATTTAATAAACAAGCTAAGAGAATAGAAAAAGCTTTTAAGAGAGTTGGTAATATACCTGTTGAGTTTCAGGAATTAACTAAAGGAGATTTATCTTTAGTTCAAAATTTAAAACAGCAATATTACACACAGTTTAAAGATGTGTCTAATACTTTTACAAGAAGATTATCAGAAAAGGTTTATCAGAATACTTTAGTTGGTTCTGATTTTGCAGATTTAGAAAAAGAATTACGACAAACTATTAATGGTATTTATGCAAGTTCAGATGATGCAGAAGCGAATCGTTTAGTTAAGTTTATAGAAAATAATAAATATAAAAAGTCTATGCAATCAAGAGTTGATAAAGCAGTTATTACTTTACAAAGTAAATTTGCTAGAGATCGTGCTGGTGAGAATATGAAAAGGTTTGCTGGTCAGATATTAAACGACTCTTTACGTGATTTTGATGCTACTTTAAACTTTAATAAGTCAAAAGATGCTGGTCTTACATTTGTTAAATACTATGGAGATGTAATACCCACAACACGACAGATTTGCAGAAGTCTTGTAAATGGTGTAATAAAATCTAAGAGAAGTGATGGTCTTTTTACGATTGGTGAAATTAGACGAATATGGTCATCAAGAAGTTGGTCAGGCAAAAAAGCTGGAGACCCACTTGTAGTTAGAGGTGGTTATAATTGTCGTCATCAATGGAGTTACGTCAATCCTGATTGGTATGATAGTAACGGTGAACTAATAATATAGGAGTAAAAAATGTCAGAAAATAAAACACAAGCAACTTCAGCACCTGTTGAAGCTAAAGAAGAAGTAAAACAAGAACAACCAAAAACAGAATCTAAATCTTTCACACAGGAACAATTAGATAATATTGTTCAAGCTAGAATAATGTCAGAACGTAAGAAGTATGAGAGAAAAATGGAAGAAGAAGAAAAGCAAAAAACAGAACTTCTTAAACAAAAACAAATGGACGAAGCTAAATCAAAAGCTGAAATAGAAAAGTTAATGAAAGAGAGAATAGCAGAAAAAGATAGTGAAATCTCTAAATATAAAACAGAAGTTAAAAAAGAAAAGATTGATAATTCTATCTTATCCGTTGCATCAAAGAATAATGCAATTAATCCTCAACAAGTCGTACAATTAATTGAAAGAGAAGTTAAATTAAATGATGATGGAAGAATAGAGGTACTTGATAATAATTCTAATGTAAGATATAACCCAAAAGGTGAACTCTTAACAATAGAAGATAGAGTTAAAGAGTTCTTAGATACGAACCCACACTTCCGTAATGCAACAACACAAGGTTCAGGAAGTAAAGCAAGTATCGGTGGTAATACTGTAAAACCCTTTAAAATTCAGGACTTAGATATGAGCAAGGCAGAAGATCGTAAGCGATATGCAGAATATCGTAAAGAACGAGATTCTAAACCAGTTCAAATTAACTTAAACAATAAACAATAAATAATAAAGGAAACAAAAAATGTCAGCAGAAACAACAAGTTCTACACTATCGGAACTATACACGGAGATAGTGGCAGAAGCATTATTTGTAGCAAGTGAGAGATCAATTATGAGACCTCTTGTGAAAAATTATGCTATAACAGGTGGTGGAAAGTCAGTTGAAGTTCCAGTATATGGAACAGTAAGTGCTTCAGCAGTAGCAGAAGCATCTGATTTATCTAACACAGCAATCAATCCTACTTCAGTTACTATATCAGCATCTGAAAATGGGATTATGACTACACTTACAGATTTAGCAAGAAACTCAGCACCAAGAAATGTTGCTGGAGATATTGGTAAATTGTTTGGTGAAGCGATTGCAAAAAAATAGACACAGACCTAACAGCATTATTTGGTGGTTTTTCAAATACTGTTGGTGGAAATACTACAGTTATGTCAGCTGGATTAATTTTCAATGCAGTAGCAAAATTAAGAGCAACAGGTGTACCAAGTGATAATCTTGCTTGTATATTACACCCAAATATAGCTTTTGATTTGAAATCAGGTTTATCAAACACATTCGCTAATCCGAATGCTGGTGTTGGTAACGAAGCATTGAGAACTGGTTTTGCTGGTCAAATCGCTGGTGTTAGTATTTACGAAACATCAAACATGGCAGATGCGTCAGGTAATAATCCGGGAACTACTGGAGATTACAAAGGTGCAACTTTCCATTCTGATGCTTTAGGTTTAGCAATGATGCAAGACCTGAAAATTGAAACTCAAAGAGATGCTTCTCTTAGAGCAGACGAAATCGTAGCAACAGCAGTTTATGGTGTTGGTGAACTACAAGACTCATATGGTTGTGAGATTGAAGCAGATTCATCTATACAAGACGCATAGTTATAATTTTATCAGGGCAAGAAATTGCCCTGATAATTAACAGGAGAATTTATGAATATAAAATTGACTAACGGAAAAAAGACAATAATAAGACCATTAGAGACATACGAATTAAATATAAATCATTTCAAAATGAGAGGATTTACACCTCTTGAAGAAGAAAAAAAACCAATTAAAAAAGCGACTACAAAAGATATTTCTGATAAAGTAGTGCAATTAAAACCTAAAAGAAAAACAAGGAAGAAGAAATGAAACATTTAGAAAAATACATAACATTAGCAAAACAACACCCTAAGATAGCTTGTGGTATTGCAGTAGCTTTAGTTATAATAATTTGGGCTATATAATATGGCTAACTATACAGGTGCGAATGTAATTGTTGCTGGAGATGTAACTAAGTATCAACCTGATGCTTTTGGTTTTGGTATTGGTGCAACAGATACAGAAGCAGTTAATTTTTTTGCACAAACTACAAATGATATTTTAAGACAATTAAGAATAGAGTGGTTTCCTGTATATAAAACAAATGTCTATACAGATATTACAGTTCTCGGCACAAATGAAATGGTAAATACAAAAGTTAATTTAGATCAGTTTGAGAGGGCTGGTGTTTATTTATTTTTAGGTAGATTTCTTTGCCCAGCTTTATCAAAATTTAGACCTGAAACAGAAAAAGATAGATTTGAAAGAATGGCAGAACATTATATTTCAGAATATAACAAAGAAATGACTTCTATTTTAGAAGATGGTGTAGAATATGATAGTTCAGGAGATGGTACTATTGTTAAGAATGAAAGAGAACCTTTACACGGAACAAGAAGATTAGTTAGATAATGGCTTTATCTGTTAAGATAAAAACTAATTCTAAAGCTATTGAAAGAAGATACAAAAGATTAAAAAGTAAATTTCCAAGCATTATAGATAAAGGAATATTACAAGCTGGTTTTCAATTATTAGATATTATCAGAACTAAAACTGCAAAAGGGATTGATATAAATTCAAGTAAATTTGCACCTTATAGTTCAAGCTATTTAAAAAAATTAAATAGAGAGGGTAAGAAATTAGCAGTTGATTTATTTTATACTGGTAGAATGTTAGGTGCTTTAACACCAAGTGGTAAAACTGTAAGAAAAACAGGTAAGCATAAAATATCACTAGGTTTCTCTAATGCACAAATGAGACAAAGGGCTTTATTTAACCAAGTATTAAACGAACCTAAAAGAGTATTTTTTGGCTTTAATAAAAGAACAGAAGATATTATAAGTAAAACGTTTAATAAATTTATAGCAAAAGAATTTAAAAAGATGAAAATATGAGTGTAAGAGAAAACATAGCATCAAATCTATTATCAACTATCTCAGGTATTAGTAGCCCAATAACAATTAAAAAAGCTACTAGACAACCTTTTCCTATTGATGAACTATCAGAACAACAATATCCAGCAGTAATAGTTCAAACATCAGAAGAAACTAGAGATGATTCGGAATTAGGAAGTGGTGCAAGAACAAGACACGGAACTATTGATTTTATAATATCAGGATTTGTTAAAGGTGCAGAATCTAATATAGACACATTAAGAAATCAATTAATCACAGCTATTGAAACTGCCGTTGAATCTGATATTACTAGAAGTAGTAACGCATTAGATACAATGGTTGTATCTTGTGAAACTGATGAGGGTTCTTTATTTCCTGTTGGTGGTATAAGAATGACAATCAGATGTATGTATGAATATCAATCAGGAACACCATAAGGAGAAATAAATGGATAAAATTATAAACAAAATTCAAAAGAAAATAGATGCAATAGAAAAATTACACGATAAAGAGAGTCTTATGTGTGAAGAAGTCAAAGACTTACTTGAAGAATTAAGAGAAAATCAAGAAGAAGATAATGTTAATGAGGAAGATTTTGAGGAAGATTTTGACGAAGAAGAAATTGACGAGGAAGAAGATAAGTAGTAAAAGGATTTATTATGGCTAAAGATATTAAACTATATAAAGATGGGAATGAAGTTACAATTAACGAAACTCAGCTTGATAATTTTTTAGATTTAGGTTGGAAGCAAGATCAAGATAAAAAAGTAAAAACAAAAAAGGAAAATAAAAAATGGCAACACACTTCGGAAAAGAGGGAGTAGTAACTGCTGGTGGCACAGGTATTGGCGAACTAACAGGTTACACACTTGAAACAACTGCTGATGTTGTAGAAGATACACAACTATCAGATGCTGGTAAAACATTTGTAGCTGGAAGAACATCATTTTCAGGAACTCTTGAAATGAGTTATGATGAAACTGATTCTCCACAACAAACATTAACTGCTGGTACAGAAATAGCTTTTATATTAGCACCTGAGGGTAATGCTTCAGGAGATGAAACTTTTACAGGTTCAGGTATTGTTACAGGAATGAGTGTTAATGTTACGTTAGATGGAATAACTACAAGATCAGTTACTTTTCAAGGAACAGGTACACTTACAAGAGGAACTGCTTAATATTAATATATGTCAGTTATAGATAGAGTAAAAAGTCATTTTGAGACTCTACAAACTATTACTATTGAAGTTCCTGAATGGAAAGACGAGCAAGGTAATCCATCTGTTTTTTATTCAGAACCTTTAACATTAGAGCAAAAAAATGTTATTTTTAAAAAATCAAGTAACTTTCAAGATTTGACAGTTCTTGTTGATTTATTAATGATGAAACTTTTGGTCAAAAATGACAAAGGCGATTTAGTAAAAGCTTTTGAACCATTTGATAAACTTGCTTTACAAAAAAAAGCAGACTCAAATATTATTGCAACAATAGCCAATAAAATATTAGTAGATACATCACTAGAAGAATCTTTAAAAAAGTAAATAGCGACCCTGACACACAATCTTTGTTAGTGGTTGCTGATAGACTTAAATTAACAATCCAAGAGGTATTAGATATGCCTGTAAGCCATTATAATCTTTGGATAGCTTACTTGAAAAAAGAGCAAGATGAGTATAAAACAAGATCATCACTAGCTGAAGCAAAAAGGTATAAAAGATAATGGCACAAAGACTTAATATAGACATAGTAGCAAAAGATAAATCTAAACAGGCATTAAGTAGAGTACAAGGCAGTTTAGCAAAAGTAAAAGGTGCTGTTTTTAATTTAAGAAATGCTTTTATTGGTCTTGGTGCTGGATTAGTTTTAAAATCAATAGTTAATACAGGTATTCAAATAGAAAACTTAGGTGTTCAACTTAAAGCATTATTTGGTTCTGCAAAAGAGGGTCGTAAAGCATTAGAAATTGTAACTAAATTTGCAAAAACTACACCATTTGAATTAGAAAATATCCAACAAGGTATTACAGCTTTGGCAACTGTAAGAAAACAAGCAGAACAAGCTGGAGTTTCTTTTGAAGAACTTTTAAAAATTACAGGTAATACAGCAACAGTATTAGGTGGAGATTTTGCTTTAGCTTCTTTACAGATACAAAGATCATTTAGTGCTGGTATTGCTAGTGCAGAACTATTTAGAGAACGAGGTGTTACTGCAATGGCTGGGTTCACACAAGGTGTTAGGACAAACGTACAAGAGTCAATTAAAGGATTAGCAAAAGCATTTGGAACAGGTGGAGAATTTGGTAATTTAATTGAAGAATTATCAAGAACTTTATCAGGAACAATATCAAACTTAAAAGATACTTTATTTATGTTTCAAGTTTCTATTACAAGAGGTTTCTTTTTTGAACTTAAAGAACAACTTGGAGATTTAAAAGCATTTACAGAAGATAATGCTGAAGCATTAGAACATTTAGGAGTATCAATAGGTGAAAAATTTGCTGTTGCAATAATTAAAACTTCAGAAGCAATAAAAGAACTTGTTCAAAATTTTAGACAATTACAAGCTATTTTAGGATTATTGTTAATTGCTTTTGGTGGAATGTTCCAAAAGATTGCTGGTGGTCTTTTAATTTTTGATGATTTAAATAGAAGAATAAAAAAATTAGTAGGAGATGTAGAAGTTGAATTTCAAAAAATTAAAAAGTTTGAACACGAATTATCAATTCCTATTGAAAACATAACTGAAGAATTAGGTTTTACTTTACAGAAAATAAAAGAATTTGAACACGAACTATCTGTTAATGTTCCAACTAATACACAAAAAGTTATATCTAAATTTAAAGAATTGAATAATGATGCTATTAACAAATTAAAAAATGAACTGCACAACATAAGCACTACGATTGCTGAGGGTATTAATTCAGGTATTACTAAAGTTTCAGAAAGTTTATCAAGATCAATAATATTAGGAGAGAAATTATCAGACACATTTAAGAAAATGGCACAGGATATTTTATTGAGAGTTTTAAGTGGTTTTATTGAAATGGGTATTAGATTAGCAATTAATTTAGCTTTAGAACAAAAACAAGTAAAAGCTTTAATTACAAAATTAGGTAT